GGACATCGCCAAGGTGACCGGCTGCCAGGTCCGGCTGGTCGAGTTCTCCACCCGCGCGGTGTTGGAGGACTCGCCTGATGTCAAGCACTGAGCGTCCGGCCAGGACCCATCGCAAGTGCGGCGATTGCCAGCTTTGTTGCAAGTTGGTCCCGGTGGCCAGTCTCGGGAAACAGGCGGGCCATCGGTGCAAGTATCAGCGCGTCGGCCTCGGGTGCACGGTCTACAAGGATTTGCCCAGCATCGCGCCAGAGTGTCGATTGTGGTCGTGTCAATGGTTGGTCGACCCCGACCCCGAGGCGGCCAAGATGCACCGCCCCGATCGGGTGCATTATGTCATCGATCTGTTGCCCGACTTCATCAACGCGGTCCCCGAGGGGGGCGAGCCGATACAGTATTCGGTGATGCAGGTATGGGTTGACCCGGCCTTCCCGCAGGCCGCTGACGCCCCGGAACTGCTGGCATGGGTTGAGCATATCGCCGAGACCCGCGGCCAGGCCACGCTGATCCGCTTCGGCGCTGGCGATGGTTATACGTTGTGGGCACCGTGCCTCAGTTCCGATGGTCAATGGCACAAGGCGGGCGGCACGTTCCGCAAGGATGTCGGGTTGTATTCCCTGCTACGGCCCGAACATCAAATTTGACGCGTGTGCATTTTCGCCGCCTCATTCGTGGTCGGAAAAAACGACACGTCGAGGTCGACATGCCCAACGATGTTTCCACGATGCCGGAACCGCAGCCCGAAAAGGTGACGTTGACGCCAAAGCCGCAGCGCCAGCCGGTGCCGGTCTGCACGCTTTTTGATAACGGTTATATGAAGGTCGAGCCGACCGGGGTCGGCCTGACCGAGCTGCACCGGCTGTTGCTGGGGGCGGCGGCCCAGATCACCGAACGGACGTTGCAACGCGCGGTGACGATGGAACGCGTCCTCGTCGCGGTGCAACGGGGGTTTGATGGGTTCGATCAGGAGACCGGCCAGGCCATCGCGGCGGCGCTGGGGCAGTCTGCACAGCCCTAAGCGCGGGCGCCCTCGAGCGCGGCCAGGCGGCCCGCCAGGGCCTGCACGGCGTTGACGAGGGCATACGTCACCGCGGTGCCGTTGAACATCAGCAAGTCATCGAGCGCGATGGTGCCGAGGCGGTGCGCGATGCCAAGCGATCGGGTGACCGTTTCCGGCATGACCGGCTCCACGTCCTGCCCGATCAGGCCGACATATCGCGCGCGCGGGTTGCTGCCAGTCTCGGGGATGTAGCTGTAGACCTTCGGGCGCAATTGCAGCACCTCGGCAAGGCCAGCCTCATACGGAACGATATCGTGCTTAATGCGCTCATCGCTAAACGCGTCCCACATGCCACCGCCAGGCTGTTGGCCGATCCCGTTTTGCAGCACAACGGGGCCGTTGTTTATCCACATCATGCCGTGCCCTATCCCCAAGCCGGTTGAATCCATAGTGAAACTATTGTCGCCAGCATTGAGAAAAATCTGGGTAGGGTCACCGCCGATAGTAGCGCCGCCGCTGCCGAGCTGGATGGTGCCGACCCCGGTGAGTGAATAGGAGATGCGCACCACGTCGCTGTTCATCGCCACGGTGCCCGTGATGCCGGCGCCACCGGTGCTCGTCAGATGCCCGACAGCGCAAGTGCCAGCGACCGCAGCGTTGCCATTGCTCTCCAAAGCGTCGGTGCTGAACGTGCCAACGACCCGACCGCCGTTCGAGCTGTAAATATAGGCGCAGCCGATAGTGCCGCCGGCACTCATGTCGCCCGCGGCGCTGATCCCGCCTGAACTGTAAATGGTGGAACCAGTGACCCCCACGGTGCCTAAAATGTTGGGTGCCGAAACGGTGCCGGCGGCGGAGATGTTGCCTGAGCTGTAAAGCAAGGGGCCGGAGACCTCCCCGGTAAAATAGAGGGTGGGCAAGACAAGGTTGCCCGTCAACGTGCCACCGCCGAGCGGCAGATACCCACCCAGATCCTGGCCCGTCATGTAGGCAATGGCCTGCCGCAATTGCGTCCGGTCGCCTTTGTTCAAGGTCATCCCGTTGGCGGTGATCACGTAACAGATTTCCTCTTGCACCATGTTCAACCATTCGGCGTCGACAATGGTGGCTTGCACGCCGGCAATCTCGTCCCCGGCGGTGAAGAACAGATCAGGCGTGATTGACGGCGCCGAAGGCGCGGGCAGCACGGTGGCCCCTAGCTGGTTATCAATCCGATACATGATCAGGCTCCTTGGTTATTCGCGCGGCGGTGGCATGCGATAGGCCATGATGACGGCCACCAGAACCGGGATCGTCTCACTCAGCCAATCGCGGAACAACTGAGGCCAAGGGCGATCGTTGCACTCTGGGATATACCACACCGTGCAGCGCAGCGTGGTGAGCAACGCCAGCAACGCCGGGGTGCAGATCAGGACGGCCAGGATCAGCACGCACGCACGCACAACATCAAAGGGCGGCTTAGGCGGCGGCGGGTCCGGCATCGGCGCTGTGCTCGATGACGCGGTATTGGTCGCCGTCATCGCATGCCAGGCCCTGGCCACGTTTGGAGCGGATCACGCGCGTTGCGACCTTGCGGCCCACCCATTGATCCATGACGTGCAAGCCTTCCGGCCGGACGCTCAACAGCACCGCGGTATGCGAGCGGCCATCGGTGTGGTTACCGTAGCGGCCGTCCGGGTTGAATGTCGCAATCGCAGTGCCGGTTGGCGTGGCGATCGTCGGCACCGCCCCGGCCCGCCAGGTCGAGGTGTGCGGCGCACCGCAGACGGCGCGGACATAGGCGACGCATTGCCCGTCGCCGACCGTCATCCCTTGGAACCGCCAGGGGTCGGCGGCAATCCATGCCATCAGGCGGCGTCCTTCATCGTGGCGGGCACCCAGGCACCGGCGGAACCATAGGCGAAGATTGGCAGGGTGTGCGCCGGTCGATACGCTTCCAGCATACATTCCAGCACATGGTTCCCCCAGCTCGCCAAGGGTTCGCCCGCGGCACTCACGGAGGTGCGGAACCATATCACCGCCGTGCCGGACGCATGGACGCGCCACACATGCGCCCAATGGGGACCATACAGCGGATCACCGGCGCGGCTGATCCCGGCATAGAACGGGCGGAAGGTTTCGATTGTGATCACGAAACCGAGGCGTTCGGCCAGCGCGATGAAATACGCTTCCGACTGCCCACCGCGCGCGGCGAACTTGGCGCACACCGCGGCCATGCGTTGCTGCACGGTGTCAAGCGGGCCGGTGCACGGATCAGGCAGGCCAAGGGTCGCTTCCCATTCCGGCAAGCCTTCCGTTGTCGAGCAGGGAAACGTCTCGGTGATCAGATCGTTGCCGCGTTGGTGCAGCCGCGACCAGGTGGGCATCAGCGTCAGCAGGTCGGCGGATTGCACCGAGCCGAGGCCGCGTTGCCACACCAGGCCGCGCGGTAGCAGGCGGACGAATTGTTGCAGATAGTCATAAGCGGTATAAACCGGCGCGAGCATCGGATCAGGCCGGGGTCGGCGTCTTGTCCACCGTGCGGCTCTCACCGCGTTCGGTGATCACCTGCCACACCCGACCACAGGTGATGCATGTCATTTCGTTAATGAACCTGTTTGGGTCGCTGTTGAGCATGACGCCAGCGCCGTCATAAACCGGAGTCCAGTCGACCAGGCTGTCAATCCAGTGCTTGCGCGTCACCCGGCACTCGGTCACCTGGTGGTCGCAATGGGGATGTTGATGAAACGGGTTGATTGTTTCGGACATGGCAAACTCCTGTGTGGTCAGTGGTTCACGCCGAGGTGCCGTCGGTGATCAGTCCATAGCTCACCAGAGCGGCGAGCAAAGAGGCCAGCGCCGTATTGCCGCCTTTCGCGCCGGACACGACCGGTTTTGTGGCCGGTGGCGCCGCGTTGAAAGCACTGATCGAGCCGACAAATCGTGCGGCGCTCGTCGCGCGCATGATCCGCAGCGCCGGACCCGGAATGCCGATGCCGGCGTCGTCATAGTTGTAAATATCTAAGTCCGAACCAGCATTGCCACCACTTTCCGATGTCGAATTGGCCGCGATAATCCAACGTCTCACGGCACCGGAGTTGAAGGACAGCGACCGAAGATTACCAGCGGCACCCTGCACCGCTATCCCGGCGACCGTTCCGCCGATGGTGCCAGAGGTTAACGTGGTCTGTGCTTGGATCGAACTCGTTGCAACAAGCGACGACGCCACCAGAACGGGACTGGTGAGGGCAATTGAGCCGGTGCCCGACGCCCCAATACTGACGTTGTTCGCAGCCGCCGCGCCCGGCGTGATGACAAGCCTGTTTTGTGCAGCGGTGCCGATCGTGGCCACACCAGCAGGCGAGACCGACAAAACGTCAAGGCCGCCGCTGACAAAATTAGTGGTGCCGCTGGCCGGTGTGACGAGGTTCAACCGGTTGCCGGTGACGTTTATTCCATACTGCAAGCCAAAGAGGGCAATGTGTCGCGTGATATCAGTTACGCTAGAAGCGACAACAGCGCCGAAGCCCAAGCCACCGGATAATGCGCCGCCAGTGAGAGGCAGGCTGAGCGCATCGTTAGCGTCGACATATTGCTTTGTCGCAGCGTGCATCGGCGCCGTTGGATCACCGGAGAGTATGACCGATCTGCCGCCCATCATCGTCAGTCCGGGGCCGCTGAATATAGCAATGTCGGTCGCGGCAACGCACATTGCGACGGTGCCGTTGGTGACAAGGTTCAGCCGTCCGCCGGTAACCGTCAGACCGAGTATGCTGCCGTAAAGGTCCAAGTGTCTGGAAAAATCGTTCACCGCAGGCGCGAGGATACTTCTGAACTCGAGCCCGTTCCTCAACATTCCGCCATCTTGGGACAGATAGAGCGTGTCGGCGTCGGCCTTCGTCAGGCCACCGGACGCGATCAGGGCGAATTGCCTGACCTGTGCATCCCACAGGATAAAGTCACCATCTGAGATGCTCTTGCCGGTGAGGCCGTCGATATCAACAGGTGGTGTCTCGGATATCGCCGGGTCCGCGGTCACACAAAGCCAGCGGAACCCGCCTTGCATGGCGATCGTGGTCAGGTCCGGGTCATTCGCCGCAACCGACCAGGTGCCTTGATAGGGCAGCCCGGTGGCCAGCGAATTGTCGACATATTGTTTCGTCGCCGCGTGGAAATTCTCAGTCGGGTCACCGGCCAACATCAGCGGCCCCGACATCGTTCCGCCAGCGCGCGGCAGGGCGAGCAGGTCGCCAGCGTCGACGTATTGCTTGGTCGTGACTTGCAGCGGCTGGTTAGGATTGCCCGGCAGGGTGATCGCCGACGTAGTGCTGATGCCGGTAGGGTTGACCGTAAGGTAATCCGCGCCGCCTACCGTAATGACAAAATTGCCTCCGGGTGGGACCACCGTATTAAGTCGCCCATTCATCACGTTGAAGCCATAGCCGACGGTATGCATCATCAGGTGCTGCGTCAGGTCGCCCACCGTGGGCACAGTCCTGGTGCCCATGCTGAGACCGCCCGTCATCGTTCCGCCAATGAGCGGCAGGGCGAGCGCGTCGGCGGCGTCAACGTATGTCTTGTTAGTCAAATGCGTCCCGGCCGTTGGCGCGGGCGGACTGTTGACTTGGCCAACGGCGCTGACCCCGGCGGTGGTTTCGATGCCACCGCGGACGGTGAGCGCGCCGGTGGTGAGCGCGCCCGTGATGACGCCGCCCGCGTCGGTGATGACCTTGCACCAACGATTCCAACCCGAGCCGCCGGTTGACGTGCGAAACCACAGCGGCGCGGGGTCGTAGTCATAGCCGGGACCCATCCAGAGCTGGTCCCGCCATTGGGTGTTCGCATTGTGACCGTTAATGAAAAAACCGGTGTTGATCCCCGGCGGGAGGTTCGCATGGCCGGTCTGATTGGTGAGCGAATAAAACCCGACCGTGCCGACAGGAACGTTGTCCGCATCAAAGCCGACATTGCCCAGAATGGTAATCGATGGCACCCGCTCCCACGCGAGATTCCGCCGGCCATACGGGAACGTATCGCTTGGCGCTTCCTTCCACGCGGCGGCGTCGACGTATTGCTTCGTTGCGGCTTGCAGCGGGACAGTAGGATCAGCGGCGAGTGTGATCGCTCTGCCCGCCATCATCGCCAGACCGGCGGTGGTGAATGAGGCGATGTCAACGCCACCGATAACGTGAACAGTCGAGCCGGCACCGGTGACGATATTCAGCCGGCTACTGGTCACCGAGATGCCGTAACTTCCGCCCCAGAGGTTCAACTGTCTGGAAAAATCGCCCGGCGCTGTCGCGAGGTTGCTACCGAACCCGATCCCGCCGCTCAGCATTCCGCCGATGAGGGGCAAGAAGCCGTCGACGTATCCCTTAGTCGCGGCGTGCAAGGCGAACATCGGCGCGTCGGGCAGCGTTAGCGGCCCGGTGATCGTGCCGCCACCCAGCGACAGGTAAAGCGAGTCAGCATCGGCCTTCGTCAGCCCGCCGGCAGCGATCAGGGCGAATTGCCGGACCTGTGCATCCCACAGGATGAAATCGCCATCGGATATGCTCTTGCCGGTGAGGCCGTCGATATCAACAGGTGGTGTCTCGGATATTGCCGGGTCCGCGGTCACACAAAGCCAGCGGAACCCACCTTGGACGGCTATCGTGGTCAGGTCCGGGTCATTCGCCGCAACCGACCAGGTGCCTTGATAGGCAAGCCCGGTGGCCAGCGCATTGTCGACGTATTGTTTCGTTGCCGCGTGGGAATTCTCAGTCGGGTCGCCCGCCAATATCAGCGGCCCCGTAAGCGTTCCGCCAATGAGCGGCAGCGCCGCGGCCCAGTCCTTGTTCTGGCGGCCATAGGTGGCGCCATCAGCGGGCGCCTCGGGCACCAGGTTGGCAATGGATGTCCCGACGTAACCGCGCGTTGCCGCTTCCATCGGGTCGAGCGGATCAGCGGCCAGCATCAGCGGCCCGCGCATCGTTCCGCCACTGAGCCGCAACACCGCGGCCCAGGAATTGTAGCGCCGGCCATAGGCGTCATCGTCAAAGGGCGCCTCGGGCACCAGGTCGGCAATGGACGCCTCGACGTAGCTGCGCGGCGTCGCCTCCATCGGGTCGAGCGGATAGGCGGCCAGGATCAGCGGTCCGGTCATCGTCCCGCCAATGAACGGCAACCGGTCGAGGACCTCGCCTTCTAGCCGGAGGATCGCGGCCTCGACCGCCTCCATCTCGTCATGCGCGATCTGGAAATTTTCGCGCACGCTCGCGGTTGTCGGCATGCCGAATACCGGGACGGTCGGATCAATCGCGCTCATGACAACACTCCCATGATCGGCAGGTGGCCGGGCGGGGCATGCACCGCGGCGACCGGTGAGGCGACGGCGCAAGAGATGATCCCCGGCGCGGCCAAGATCGCGCCATAGATATCGGACGGATAGATCACGCCACCCGGTGCGGCGACCGACAGCATCAGGTCATCGAGCGCGGCGGTGATCGCGGCGCGCATGGCCTCGTTGTCGGGATTGAGCGTTGCCAAGGCGACATTGATCGGGAACGGCACCGGCGCGGCCACGGTGACAAGCGCGGTGACCGGTTGCACCGGGAACAGATAGTTGGCGATGGTGAGCTGATCGCCGGTCGCGGTGGTCCCGCGTGGTTCCCCGGTGGCGACGCCATTGGAACCGACAGGGAAACCACCGGTCGGCGCGTTGGCATCGTCCAGCATCGGGAACACCACCACGCTGCCAGGTCCGGGATATGGCGCACCGACCCAGGCCCGCGTCACCCCAGGGACCTCGAGCGCCCAGCGCACATAATCGCCGGACGCGCCGCCCTGCGGTGGGTTGCGGTAACCGAACAGCATGCGCGAGCGGAACTCGTCGGCGGTTTCCTGGTCGGTGCCACCGGTGGCGGGTCCGGCCATGACGCCGCCGGAATTGATGCCAGGTATCGGGTCATCGATGTTGATCGGCGTGCCGCCGTCATCATTGGTCAGGGCACCGAGCACAGCCGCCACGATAGGCACCGTCACGGTCCCGTTGACGTCGGATGCGCCGTCCGCGGTGGTCGTGTAGGGGGTGCCATCCTGTCGGGTCAGGGCCGCCCCGGAGGGCAGCACAAAGGCGGTTGAACCAGGTGCCCCGTAGAACGTGGCCGAGCCGGTCGCCGCCTTGGGTCCCTTCTGATAAACGCCAATGAGGCCAGCCCAGCCGGCGCGGTATTCATCGGTTGCAGTGAACGGGATTGACTGGCGAAAGCACCAGTCGATGTAGCCATAGACGGAATAAGCCAGCCCGCCCATGGCCCAGGCGAGCACGCGCAGCACCGCGTTGCGCAACAGGCCCTCGAGGCCAGGAACCCCCGAGGTGGTAATGTCCTGGATCGCGCTGCCGCGGAGCTGTGTCAGGGTTGGCCGGCCGAACGGCATCGGATCACCTCCTGAGCGCGACGCGTTGCGGCACCGGCGGAACCGCGATCGGCGATTGCAGCACGGCCAGGCCCTGCCAGGCCCAGGCGAACATAAAGCGCGTTGTGGTCCCGTTCGGTTGGGTGATCAGCACCGCAATCCCGAGCACGGTCGAGCCTGCCCGGCCAAGCCAGGTTGTATCGCAGGCGACCGACGCGGCGATGCCATCGGTCACCAGCCATTGCAGCGCGTCGAGGGCATAGCGGCGCGCGGTGCCCAAAGTGTCGCGGGTCTTTTTCCCCCGCAGCAATTGCCAGAGGTTCGAACCGAGCGGCGTCGCGTTGTAAGGGTCGGCCCACCAGCCGCGGCGATCGGTGGTGCCATCGGTCGGCACAAAGTCGGGTGTGGCCAGGCGATCGGAAAACAGCGACACCAGGCAGGCGGTTTCCAGATCCTGCCCGGTGGCCAGGTCGCCGAGCGCCAGCGCCCAATCCCCCTCGCCCAACACGTTGTCCCAGCGGATCAGGATGTCCCCAGCACAGGCGGCCAGGTCGAGCGCGTCGCCGGACGCGATCGGCAGGTGGTCGAGGTCGACCCAGCCCGTCATGGCGTATTCGCTCCGTTGATATCGCCGTCCGCGGTGATGTTGCCGGTGGTCGTGATGTTGCCTTCAACGTGCATCAATGGCGTGGTGATGGTCACCTTGTCAGGCGCGGTCACCGTAACGTCAGGACAGTTGACGGTTATCGACCCTTTGCAGGTGATCGCGATATTGCCGGCGGCGTCGAGCTTCACCACGGTGCCACTGTTGTCGTAAAGCGCCACACCCGAAACGGGCAGATTGCGCAAGCGGAACTGCTGGTTGCCGGTGCCGATGATGACGCCATTCGAGCGGTCACCGGTCAGGAATACCGCCATCCCGTCGCTGCCAGGCGGGGCATGCGAGGCCAGGCCGTAAAGCTGCATCACCGGCATGCGGTCGATTGTTTCGGACGGGAACCCGCGCACCTGCGCACGGTGCACCGGCCCGCTGTCATCGGTGGCGGTGATCTTTACCGGCATGATCGTCATAAGCACGCGTCGCCAGAGCCGATCGAGCTGGGCGCGGTGTTCGCTCATCGTGGCGCATCCCCAGGCGGGATCGCGACGGGGTTGCTGGCGCCGGTAATGTCTTGCGCGAGCGGCATCAGCGGTTGCAGCACCACCGGTTCCGGTGTGAACGCCGCGGGGTCCATCATGGTCACCAGCGCGTGCTGGCCGTTTTCGTCGCGCAGATATTGCACCGAGGCGATCAACCACGTTGTGGTGTTGAGCTTGAGCACGGTTGCGGCGATCGGTGCCAGGTGGTTCGGCGCCCACAGCGCCCCCGCGGTATCGCGCCAGCCGTCACAGGTCACCGTGAACTGTTGCGACAGGCCAGCGCGGCGGTTGCATTCCCACAGCGCGCGGGCATAGGCGAGCGACACCCCGAGCTGGGTTTGTTCCGAGATAACGTAACGCTTGCGAAAACGAGGCACGCCGTTGTCGTAAACGATCTGACCGACACCGGGCGAATTCACCCCGGCATCGTCGCCCAGCGCCATGGTCGACAGGAAGTGCCCTTCATATTGCGAGTATCGGCCATCCATGGAAAAGGCGACGGACCCCGCCTCGACGTTCTCCCCGATCGTGAAGCCCGAGGCCATGGTCTCCTTGCCAGCTTGCGCCAGCATCACCGAGCCGTCCGGCATGTCATAGGCGATCAATTTCGAATAACGCGTTACCCGATCGATAATCTCCCAGGCAGTCTCGCCCAGGTTGATGTTGAATTGTGGTATTTGCGCACCTGGCCCGGCAACGCTCTGAATGGTCACGTCGTAGGGCGCGGCGATCTTTTGCGCGATCGATAGCGCCGAGCCGCCGAGCACCTGTGTCCCTGCAGCGCGGACGGTGCCGACAAACGCGGCGCAATCCACCAGGTCCTCGGATTTACTGCGGCCTTGAATGCGGATGGTGTGATCCGTGCCCGACACCGAGGCGGTGTAACGGTCGACGTAGCCGGTAATCACCAGGTCGGCGCCAATCTGCACGGTGCACGGCATGCCAGGCTTGATGTCGGCTTCAGGGGTCAGGGGGAATTTTTCCGTCACCTGAATGTCGAACGATGCGGGCACCACGCCGAGGCCACGCGTCACGGCGATGCGTTGCCAGCCGCCCAGCGTGGCACCGCCCACGGTGAGGGTGAGCGCGTCGGCGGCACCGGGCGGCGGGCCGGACACCATGCCATGCGCGTCGCTCATCGTTGCAGCGCCGGGAAGCTGCGCGGCAAAAACATCGGGTGCGGCGGATCAGCGGACGCCACGAGCTGCGGCTCGCGCGTGGTGTCCGCGTAAAGCATCCATGCGGCCGCGAGCGACGGCATCGGTGCGATCGTGGTCACCTCGACCAGGGCGGCCAGGTTGGCGCCACGCACGGCCAGGTCGAGCGCGACCGCGGCGCGCGTTGCACGCAAGGCAGCAAACGTTGCATCCCGCACACCGGAGTCCGCGGCGCGCGTGGCTTCGGCGTCGAGCGCGTTGCACACCAGGGCGCGGACGGATTGCGCGTCCTGGAAGCTGATCGGCTGATAGGTCGAGGCGGCCAGCGCGAGGGCGCCCAGGGCAGCACAGCGGCACGTCGAGGCCATCGCAGCGCGGGCCAGGTTGGCGGTCTGGGCGAGCGGCCCACGGCCCGGAACGATGGGCTCGATCCAACAGGCCAGCGGCAGCAACAGGCGGATGGCGTCGGCAGGGTCCGCAGCGGACGCCAGAACCGCGCCAGCGACCGCCTGCGCCGCCGTGGCGAACGCTGCGGACTTGGCGGCGGAACCGCCCCCACGCCCCGCGCTGCCCGTTGTGAGGCCCGTTGCTGCATCGGCCAGGTTGGCGACGGCGAGCTGCACGGCCGAGCGTTGCGCGACGCTGGCGGCCAGCAGACTTGCGACGGTCGCCCTCGCCGGTTGCAGGGTCGCGCGGCGGCCCATGGCATAGCGCCCGTAATAGGCGCCTTGCAGCCCCGCCACGGCGGACAGCGCGCGGGTGGGATCGTCTACAGCGGCGGACGCCAGCGCGCCCCAGGCGGGCACCGCAGCGGC